TTGTCTTTTAAATTATATGCTGATACTCCTGTTACCACTCCTAAAAAAGTTGCTATGGCATTAATAGTTAAAACAGTCATATCTGTTTGCTGCCATCCATAAGCTTTACCTAGTGTGGCAACCAAAACAGAACTTGCAGGTAGCACTGTTAGCACGCCCCATTTGATAATTTTGTAGTACTTATCTGGTAGAATCATTCTTATACACCTCCTAAATATTTTGTAAATAAATAGACAACTACTGACACCCCTATGCCCGCAATTGTCCGCCAAGACCATTTCTGATTTTCCTTTATTTCTTTGATATCTTCTTCATTATTTTTAGCAATAGAGAAAGCATAATCAGCCTTTTCCTTAGCATCTTCTGTCTTTTCTCTTAACACTTCGTAGTTATCGAGCTTTGTCTCAATACGCACTAAACGCTCTACAACATCTTGAATCAGTTCATCCTTCACATAAAGTTCCTTCTCTCTATAAATAAAAACCGCTTAGCTTTTTTGCTAAACGGTTTTTATTTTAAAATTCAGTTCCTATACTAATTCTGTGATATGCATAGAAGATAATTGAGTATAATCAAGTTGCTTATCTGCTGCTAATTCTAAGCGAAACGCAAGATACTCACCTTTTTTTAGTGTAACGTTTAAATCAAAAGCTGCGACATTTTTATAATCCAAGCCGCCAACAGCTCCGACTGCTGATCCAATACCTAAGTCACCTACGCCTTCATCAAGGCCTTTGTCTATATGAGTATAAGCATAGAGAACACCTCTCGAACTACCAACATGGTATTTTACAGTTCCGCTTATATTTAGCTTGCAGTCTCTAAGAACTTTTGCTTGCCATCGCCCACTATTCCACTCCAACGGTTCACTTTTCATAGGCAACCCAAGTCGCTGGCCTATGTTGCTAAATTCTGGCCCTAAATTATATCTTGCCTTATTTTTGAATCCAGCATGGTTAGTTCCTGGTGAATACCAAGCTTCAAAAGGTTGTTCTTTTTCAAAAGCTACTTTTTTCCAATCCGTCCAAGATGAAGGTACTCCCCCTAATTGTCGAATAAATATTGTTCTTTCTGTCTGAAATAATTGTCTAACCCCTCCTGGGTCTTTACAAACGAATAAACTTCCAGAATTAGGTAAAGGTTTATTATCAACTCCTGTAGCTGGGATTGAATAAATGCCTGGCAATATAGCATCGTTTAAATCTAATATTTTAGAATTTTTTCTGACAAATAAACCATCTTCGAAAGAATCAGTTATCTCTTTAAAATTTTCATTTAGCATGACTTGGTAGTCTGCATCACCTTTTTTAAATGTATACATTCTTTTCCTCCTAAAATTTAATTTCTATAACTTTAAATGCTTCAATAAAGCGAATAGTTCGACTATCTATTTTTGTTACTGTTGGATTTACCAATTTAAAGTTCATTGGCACTTTAACTTTGAAACTGAATAAATCAAGATATTCTACACTGTGAGGAATCTTTTTCACATTGCTACCGCCTAGACCTGTTGGCTCATTAGCTAATCCTGATAGGCCAATACCGTATTCCCAATACAAAACTTGTACATTAGGATAACCGAGTAAATTATGTTCTATAGCTGGTAACTCTTCAGTAGCTTTCATTTCATTGATTTGATTCTGTAAATTTGATGCTTGATTTGTATCTAATTCATTTTTTAAAGCTGCAAACCATTCGTGAATTAAAACATCAAAAGCACTTACCTTTCCATTACCTGATTGGATAATTTCTTCAATATTAGAATCCATATCGGTTTGCGCTTTTGCAACATAGTTTTTAAAATCATTTAGGATTTTTTCATAACTCGTCTTGTTGGCTTCCGCAATTTTTTTTAGTATTGTACCGTATTGCTCTTCTAACCCTGAAACGTTAACCTTTTGAAACGGCGAAGAATACCCGCATACTTTCGTATCTGCCCGTTTATCTGTGATTAAATCGCCTGTAATACTAGAAACATTTCGGGGCACTCTTATTGTCGCTAACTGTAGCTCGTAAACGTCCGATGTACGGGTTACTGTCGTATCGTTCTTTTTAACAGCTAAAAATACATCTCGCACACTTTTATCCACGCGAACCACAATACTATCCGTCCTGTCTTGCATACTGCTTGCTACATCAATACTTAAAGCTTTTGTAGTACTATTCAAGAAGACTTTACCGACAAATGCATAGCCTGAATCTACTTGTACTTTCATCCCGCCATTAGGACTGGCAGTAACCTTTAATGCGTTAGCTGTTGTTAGAGAAACGCCATAAGAAAAAAGACCCTCAAAAAATTTCGAGAAGTCGCTATCATCGTACATTCTGTCGCCATCTATTGATAGCCAAGGAAAACTCCATTCCATGTATTACCTCCTATTCCCTGCCCAAAACATCAAAAATGGTAGGTGTTTCTTTCCCGAAAATTGGTTCAATAAAAAGCCCCTTAGAATCATAGGTCTTTTTGATGGTTGTAATTGTTGATGTTTTCTTCAAGTTGTAAAGATTTGATTTAATAGTGATCGTGTCACCTAATTGATAATCTTCACCTAATTTAAACAGTTTAGAGCTTGTGGGAACCTCACCACTTAGTGTTAAAATTCGTTTACGTTCTGAAAGTTTGTTATTCCCTCTATTTTTCAAGACTTCGAGGTATTGTGAATCTGTCAAAGTGACCTCGTCAGTTGTCTTTTGTAAGTCTCGAGCATCTACGTATAACTCTTTTCTTTGTAGACCTGTTTTCTCGTTACCCACCACTACACTTTTACGTTCCGAGCCTTCACCTTCACCGAAAACAATAGCGGTTGAAGATTCATCAAAGTTATTGTTCTGATACCCCGCTTTTGTTAGATTTTCGTATTCGTCTGAAAACTCAATCGTTCTCGAAACATCTCGACCTTTAAAAATAGATAACGTATTACCAGGAACGCCTAATTTAGTAGCTGTCTCTCTTATCCCAAAATCGTAGGATGTGCAAAGAGTTTCCACTTCTTCGGCTACGACACCATAACTATTCTGATACTGGATAGACGTATTCCCTAAATTAGCTCGGGAATCCAATTTTAAATATTGAATTTTTCTTTTTACATCCGAAGGGTTTACTACTTCATTATTAAGATGTTCCCAAACAATTTGCTCTGGCGGTGCCGTTTTATTATAAATTCGGTAAACAATACGATCTAATGATTTCCCAAGAAGTGATTTCCCCGACACCTTTATTTGTGCTGTTGCCTGATCGTCTACAACTACGGCATCAACATAGAAATAGAGCCCTTCCATATAAATAACAGTGTCTGGAACAAATATTTGTATATTTTCAGGTGTCAAACCAACAAACAGCTCAAACGTTGAATAGGTATAGTAATTTAATTTAACAGTTAAACTTTTAAACCCATCAAATACTTTTTCGGAAATAAATTTCCATTGATTATCTCGATCCTGAGTGAAAATTTCTAACTCCATTACACACCACCTACCAACGGCCGGAAGTCAAGTTGTACAATTACGTTACCAATACCAGTAGTGGCTTTCACTTGAAAATAGTTATCACCCTTTTCAAGCTGCAGAAAGGTAGAATTAGGGTCTCGCAATGGCATAGCGTTAGATTCAACACCGTTTGGGTCCGTCATGATTGCTTCTTTCTGTCCACGAGTAGTTACCAGTTTAAACTTAGTACCTGCTTCAAATGAACCTTTAAATCGGAAAAATTCCTGAGTAATTACGTTATACACTTCTGGATCGGTAGCTTCTGCACCTAAAGAAAAATAGAACGTGCCTCCCACTGATACATCACCATCATTGGTTACAGGAACAATCTCACCACTTTTTAGTGTAGCAAACTCATACCCTTTCGTTATTTCTAACGGCCACATGTGTTTTTTTGTGGCAACGGCTAGGGGAATTAACGTATTATATTTACTCATATCAGACCAATACGGATCTAAAGCTAGAAAGGTACACGTAAAAGCCTGTGTAATATTTTTAGCTGGATCTGGCAGGTCGGGAGCTTTTACTACTAACACATCAATTTGAAACTCACGATCAAATACTCTGTAAATCAACGTACCTGGTGTTTTGGGATTTAACGTTTTTATCATTTCATGCTGTAAATTGAAAAGATCCTTTGTTCCTCTAGCAATTATTTCACCTTTTATCGTTAAATCGCGCTTATCTAAACGCTCCGAAACTTTAATAACACCATCTAGTCCATATTGTTCTTCTGTTATGATCTTATTTTCAACAGCTCCGAAGCCTGTTTTACTTTTAACGGTAAAAGGTGGTTGAACACCGAAACTAATCAAAGAACCTTCCGAGTTCTTGTATATAAGTTCGTACATCCAACCTACCTCCTATCTTCTCAGTGTTGCAAGGTCTTGCAACTTGTATTTTGTTTCTCTTGCAATTTCTCTAGGCGTTAAAGGCTCGGGACTTGTAATATATTGTGTAACATTGATATCTCCGTCTTTTTGTTCAGCCATTACACCTCTCACTGCAGTTTCAACATATCCTAACAGCGTGTCAATCGGTGCGACAGCCTCAGCCCCTGCTTCTCCACCTATCATTGCGTTATTTCCGTTCATGCCAAATATGGTAGGTTGCGTCATGATACCGCCGTCTTTGTACCATTCTATGCCCAAACTTGGTATTTTACCTTTCAATAAATCGCCCGCAGACCAACCGGCCGGACTAATAGAAAAGTGAGGCAGCGGAATTTTCGGCCAGCTAATATTAAAGTTAAAGAAACCTTTAATCGCATCTACTACATTTTTCACTAGATTTTTAGCCGCATTCATTGGCCCATCAATAGCATTTTTTACACCATTAAAGATATTAGAAACTGTTCCTGTAATACCACCCCATACATTTGAAATAGTATTTTTCACTGCGTTAACTACATTACTAATAGTATTTCTTACACCATCCCAAATAGATGAAACGGTATTTTTCATACCGTTAAATAAATTCTTAACGGTGTTCACCGTTGCACTAACGATATTAGACACGGTCGATTTAATACTATTCCACACCGTGGATGCTGTATTTCTAATTGCGTTAAAAATGTTTGTAATTGAATTTTTTAAAGCATTAAAAATATTTATCACTGTGTTTTTAACAGAAGTAACGATATTGGAAATAGTCGTTTTAATACTATTCCATACACTAGAAGCCGTGTTTCTAATGGCATTAAAAATGTTTGTTATCGTGTTTTTCATAGTATTAAATATCGGTGTAACAAAGTTAAGGATAGTCTGCACAACATTAGAGATTGTTGTTTTAATAGCATTCCAAACGTTAGTTGCTGTGTTTTTAATTGCGTTAAAGACATTAGTAATCGTCGTTTTAATAGCATTAAATATAGGAGTGACAAAATTTTTAATAGCCGTAGAAACTGAAGTAACTGTATTTTTAATTCCGTTCCAAGCGATTGTTACAGAGTAAACGACAGCATCCCATATCTGTTGAAAGAAAGTTTTAAACGCATCAAAAATACCCTTAATAACTCCAATGAAACCGTTAATTATTCCTGTGACGGTATCACCTATTTTTTCCCATACACCGGTAGCAATTGCTTTTATGAGATCCCATAGATATTGAAAATACGCTTTAAAACCATCAAAAATACCTTTCCAGATATTAATTGTATTAACGATTATCGCCCCTACTACAGCGTATATTACATTCCACACTGTTTGTAGAAAATTCTTAATGCCGTTAAAAACGTTTTCTACTGTTTTTTTGAAACCATCAAATGTTTTCTTGCCAGCATCCGTGAATTTCTTCCAAATTTCTGAGACTTTAGCGGTAATATCATTCCACGTTTTTACTAAGCTACCTTTTAACCCACTAGCTGTTTTAACGATTGAATCCCACGTATTTTTTATAAAATCGGCTATACCATTA